GTTCATCTTCATGCTGTTTTTCGGCGTGATGTCGGGCGAAGCGCCACCGATCCTGCCGCACAAGGCCGCACTCGTCGTGCAGCCTGTCGGGGCGCTGGTCGAACAGATGAGCGGGGACCCGTACGAACGGGCCATTGCCGAGATCATGGGCAATGCGCAGCCGCAAACCCTGGTGCAGGATGTTGTTGATGCTCTCGATGCAGCGCGGCACGACAGCCGCATAGCGGCCGTGCACCTCGAGTTGTCGGCCGTGTCGTCTGCCGGCTTCGACAAGCTGGAACGCATTGCAGCTGCCATTCTCTCCTTTCGGGAGTCGGGCAAGCCGGTGATTGCAAGTGCCGACTTCTTTACGCAGCAAGGATATTACCCGCGGCATCTTGAATAGCGCCATTTCGAGCGCTTCAAAATCTGCCTGGGTTAGATTTTCCTTAAGTACAAATTCTTTCTGCCATTCTTGCAGTTCTTCAGCCATTAGCGGCCCTTTCTACTAAGTTGTCGCTGCCGAATAAGTCACATCATCCAATGCAATCTCAACGTCAATCGCAATCACGTTGTTCGGACCTGAAGCAATTGGCGCCGATATCACTGTGCCCTTCGTTGCTGTAATCTCAATAGCGCCTGAACTGTCGCCGCCGGGGTGCGCTTCGAATGCGCCTGTGGTTCCGGGTGCAAAAGCGGTCACCTTGGTTGTGTCAGTCTTCGCTAATGCCAATGAAGCCCGAAATGATATTGCCCGCGTACCAGCAGCGTGCTTGTCGTAGCCATTGCATTGGTACACAATGTCCTGGATAGCGTCATTCAGATCCCAGCCTTGCAGACAATCGTCGGCATCGTACAAGACAGTAGCAAACGAAAATGATGCGTTCTTTCCACCATCAGCCATAATAATATCTCCTATGCCGCAGTTGTATAGGTAACGTCATCCAATGCCAGTTCGACATCGATAGCAATAACGTTATTGGGCCCCGATGATAACGGCGCGGAAATCACAGTAGCTTTGGTTGCTGTTATTTCGATGTAGCCCGCTGTATCTCCGCCAGGATGGGCTTCAAAGGCACCAGTTGTGCCAGGTGCAAAGGCCGTCACTTTGGTTGTGTCGGTCTTTGCCAGCGCCAGGGATGCTCTAAAAGTAATTGCCCTGGTGCCAGCGGCATGTTTATCGTAGCCGTTGCATTGATAAACGATATCCTGAATGGCATCGTTAATATCCCATCCCTGAAGGCAATCATCGGCGTCGTAGGTTACAGCACCAAACTTAAAAGATGCGTTTTTTCCACCATCAGCCATCTATTTTTTCCTTTTTTATTCTTTGCTTGCGAACAAAGCCTTGTTTCTTTAGTTGTATCGCAAGGAATTCATCTATTACCAGTATTTCGCCCTTGTTGCCACTGACAACGCCAGATGCATCAGACGTTGAAAAGCCCTTCAAGACTTCTACTGATACCTTTTTGCCCATCACAAACTCCGTATACTTATTTCAGCAATCACCGCCCAATAATCCGTTCCACCCACGCCGTATGTTCCACTGCTCAAAGTGTACTCGTAGAAGTTCGCCAGCGAAGTCAGCGCCGTATCGATGGCGCTTTCCAGGTTATCCATTGCGGGCGCAATCAGGTCATAGTTCTGTTCTGCGTTATCCAGTGCCACGGCTTCTAGGCAGATGACAAAGCCCATCGTGCGGTTGCGGTTCTCGTTGATGCACGTCACCTGGTAGTCACCCAGGCTGGCGCCTGGCGGCATACAAAAAGCCACGGGCAAATCACCAGGCTGAATGCTGCCAGGGGGCCAGTCAAGGTGCGTGGTCACACCCGTTACCGACATTGCCTGAATGGCATTTCTGAAAGCTGTATTGGTTGGCAGCGTGGGCATCAAACCACCTTTCGATAGGGGTCAAGGATCATCTTGACATCTGCTGGAATACCCTGGGGCACGGTGATCACACCAGCATCGGGAATTGCAGTGACATCGAACACCTGCGAATCACGCTGGCGGTAGTAATATGATGTCAATCGAATGCAAGCCTGCTTGATGTCATTAGGGGCAACCGTGGAATAGGACCAGCATCCTGCCACTTGCACGCCGTTTTCGGGATCGTTGGTATAGTCCCATGAATTTGTCGTGGAACTCAGCAGCGTTATCTTGTGATAGGGTGTTTCGTTGCGCGGTTCGGTGACATATTCTGTGGTGCTGATTGATGCGGTAGTGCCGTCACAATCCGTCTTGATGGTCGATATCTTGCACAAGTCTTCATCAAGAAACAGGTGCGGTCCATCCGTGTCTACACCAACGGTAAAATACCGCGTGGCGGCAATCGTTGTGTGTTCGAACGTGCGCCCCGTGTAGATATCAATTGCAGCTTGCGCCCGGTCTACCAGACTATTTATAAGCGGTGCATCACCTGTAGTTGATATATTGAGATAATCTTGAATATCAGAAAACGTGGTATAGGCCATTGCGTTTTCCTTTCAGGGGTGCCCCCTCACCCCTGATAACTATTCAACAATCTCGTCAACAGATGACAAGTCTTTTGCAGCGATTGAAGTAAAGGCCAGGGTGCGCCGTGGTGCGCCCAGAACAACGGCGTTGACATAATTGGTCGTGCCGCCGCAGGTCACCTTTAGCTTTGCCCAGCGCATCGTAACGGCGGCGACTTCAGCAGCATTCAAGTTAATGATTGCCTGCTTGTTGTCATCGCTGCCCGCTTCTGTCAATTGGGTGATCGACTTGCTTGCAACGTGTGTCGTATAGGTGCCATTTGATGTTGCAGACTGGACAAACTTGGCGTCAATGGTGCCAGCAGTGCCGAAGGCACCAGCCTGGACAATCGCCATAACTTTTTCGAAGTTCTCCATATCCCAAACATCGGAACCCTGCGATGTAGCACTGTTGGAAGGGTCAATTGCCCCAATCACGGATACAAATTCGCTTAGTAATCTTTCAGCCATTTTATATACCTCCTATCCTGCCGCCAGTCCAACGTAAGGCGAAACAGTGGTGCTTGCGTTTTCAAGGGTGACGGTGCTGTCTAAAATAGGCTGCCCGTCTACGCGCTTGCGAACTCGCCAGGTCAGCTGATCGTTCACGAACTTGTAATGCTCGCTGATTGCAATATCGATGCCGGTGCGGTCACCAATATAGTAGTACTTGGGGTCAACCAGCAAGATATCGCCAGCGGTATTCAACCCAGGCAGCGCACCAGTGATGTACAGCGGGAAACCCATCAACTGCGATGGCATCCCAGCGCCACGTACATCGGGCATCCAGGCCAGCGGGTTACTGACTAGTGCAATGATTTCTTGCAGTACCGCGGGGTTGATGAACCATGCGCCGCTTCCGGTGTTCAGGCTGTCGGGCATGAAAGCGCTCATCATCAAGGCCAGGTCCGCCAGCGCCACAGTTGAAGCGGCAGAGCGGGACTGGTCTGAGATTGCGCCAGATTCACGGATGCCACGCGGCTTGCCAACACCGTTGCCGCGGAAGAACTGGTAGTTTTCCTGTGCGGCGATAGCACGGGCAAAGGACATCGCAACCAGGCCGTCAACGCTTTCGTTAGCATCTTCGCGCACTTCGCTGGATGCCAGTGAATATGCCGCTAACTTATGGGCCTGCAAGGTCATCAGCTTGAAGCGGGGTTCGCTTTCACTGATGCTGGCGGCTTCTTCAGTCCAGCGGGCAACCACGCCAAAAGCAAAGGCAGTATCGCCAGCGCTGGGTGCGGTTTCAAAGTCGCCAATCGGGATTTCGCGGGTGCGGTGCATCATTGGAATAACAGTCGCGCCAGCAGCACGCAGCACGGATAATTCATTGACCTGACCCAAGATGGTATTTCCATATTCGGTTGGGATCAGATATCCGCCTTGTGCGCCAGTTTCGCCGGTTAAGGCAACCTTATATACAGATTTGAGACGTTCATCATTGCCATTTCGGACAGCAACCAGAAAGTCGCCAAAAGTCTTCACTTCTGGGTGATCTTTTTCGCTATCGGGGGCAACATAATCGCCTCTGAGATTGGGCGCATTCTTGATAAGATCGGTCAAGATATTAAGCTGTTCGCTTACGTTTTGGTCAGTTGTTTCTTCCGGCGGTGCTTCGCGGATCTCCTGTTCTGCCAATGCTTTCTTGATAATCTCGTCAATTTGCGCCGTTTGTTCAGATGTGAAATTCATTTTCAATTCCCTCCGTTCCGCTTGTGCGGTTTCTTCGGCTTCTATTTCTTCTGTTTCGCCCCCGTCTGCGTCTGTATTGACGGTCACCCCGTCCTGTAACAGCGCCTTTAGATGCGGTTGAAACTCAGATAATGCTTTTATCGCGCTGATGGCATTCTCGCTCATCATGCGCGGTTCAGCTGGTTGTACGGTCAAGGCATCCCGTTTCAGCGGCCATACCTGGATTTCTCCATTGGCGGTCTTTCGTACCTTAC